TGGTACACCATGATACTTTTTATATGTTACACTAAGGATAGTGAAGTGTATCTTACAGTAAATCGCACAAAAAAAGCTTCATAGAAATATTATTAAGAAAATATTGAAGATGATACGCCATGATACTTTTTATATGTTACACTAAGGATAGTGAAATATAAGTTAATGCAAAAGGCACTCAAGTACGAGTGCCTTTTGTGTTGAAAATTTTATTTGTTATACCGCAAATTGATGTAAATGGAGGTGATTATATAAAAATTAAAACTGTTGTAGAAAATAAACAACCGAAAATTTATGAAATGCTAACAAATTATACTGACGACAAAGAAGATGATGATAAATTATCCTTTAAAGATTTTGAAAAAATGATGAGGCACGATAGCTACAAAAGGCATAAGGGATCGCTTCGTCAAATAAAGCATGGTTGAGTTTTTAGCATATTGAAAGGAGGTGGTATAAAATGTTGTTTAATAAGATAGGAGGTACCTGAAAATTTGAAAAAAACTAAAGCATTAAAAAATTATAAGGAGGGTAAGTGTGAACACAAATGATATCATAAATGTTATTGAACATACAATTAAATCTGCTTTTCCAGATATAAATGTATTTAAAGAAACACTTATTCAAGAAGCAGAGCATCCTTTCTTTTTTATTGAAGAAATTGAAAGTAAATACAATCATGTTATAGGCAGAAAATATGAGAAGCAAGTGACATTATTGATTAGATACTTTAACAATTCTGAATCAAATACAAAGAATGATATGCACAATATATCTGAAAAACTTGCTGACATTTTAGAATTTATGAAATATGGATCAATTATATTAAAAGGAATAAATCTGAAGAGTAAAATAATAGACAATGTATTAAACTTTTCTATTGATATTAAAATTAGTCAGCTAAAAGATAAAGATATAAATAAATTTGGACAATTGGAGGTTGGTGTCAATGCCAAGGAATAAAGGTGAGGTCCTCGATAAAGGGAAAAATCAAGATATAAAATATTCAAAAGTAGACTTTTTAGATAGCGGCATATTCTCTTCTATGCAAAAGGATATGTTAAAAGAATTGCTTGAAAATAATAAAAAATATACTATAAAACAATGTGAAGAAATACTTAATAAAGAAAAAGAAAGGAAGGTAAGATAAATGGCAGGAGGATATTTTACAACACAAGATAAAGTAATACCAGGAGCATACATAAACTTTACAACTGATGCTCAAAATAACATATTATCATCGCAAAGAGGTATTGTTACAATGCCTTTAAGTTTAAAATTTGGAGCAGTTAGAAGTTTTATGCTTGTTGATAATAAAACAGATTTTGTCAGCATACTTGGATATGATATAAGCAATCCAGAGTTGTTGCTTATAAAAGAAGCACTTAAAAGAGCAAAGTATTTGCTTTTATACAGAATAAATACAGGTACTAAAGCAGAGAAAACAATCAATGGTCTTACAATTACTGCAAAACATGAAGGCTCAAGAGGAAATGATATAAGTGTTTCGATAACAGCTAATGCAGATTTGGAAGGTTCATTCAATGTAAAAACTTATTTGTCTGGAAAAGAAGTTGATTTACAGCACGCTTCCACAATAGGCGAATTAAAAGGAAATAATTTTGTAGATTTTTCCGGAGACGGAGCAACTAGCTTGCCTGCAAGTGTTGGCATAGGTCTTTCAGGCGGTACAGATATTGAAGCTCTTAGCGAAGACTATACAACATACTTAAATGCACTAGAAGTACAAGACTTCAATGTAATAGGACTTCCAGTAAATGATACAGTTGTAAAAGGAATAGCAACAAATTTCGTTAAGCGTATGATTGAACAAGAAGGTAAGAAGATTCAATTAGTAGTTGCTGATTATTCATCAGCTAATCATGAAGGTGTAATAAGCGTTGAAAATGGCGTTAAATTAATTGATGGAACGATAGTAAATAAGCTTAATGCAGTTGCATGGGTTTCAGGAGCTACAGCTGCGGCTTTAGTGAACGAGGATATAACATACAGTGCTTATGAGGATGCTGTAGATGTAGACACTAGATACACAAATACTCAGATTGAAAAGATGATAAATGAAGGTAAATTTTTCTTCGTTCCTAAGATGTTTAATGGAGTTACAAGAGTAGTTGTACAGGAAGATATAAATACCTTTGTTGGCTATACAAATGGAAAGGAAAGAGAATTTCATTGGAATCGCAGCGTAAGAACAATGTTTGATATAGGGACAACTATACCACAGCTCTGGGAAGAAAGATATATAGGAAAAATTGATGCAGATGATGATGGATTGAATGCCTTTAAAGGTGATTTAATAAATTATTTTACAAATTTGCAGCAAATGAAAGCAATAAGAAATTTTGATGACAAAACAGATATAAATGTGGAATTAAATGCAGATACTGCAATTGCTGAAATAGCTGTACAGGTTGTTAAGGCGTTTAAGAAACTTTATATGACAGTAAAATTAAAATAATGGAGGATATATAACATGGGAGATATTAGAGATAGCGTAGATAAAAGCGCAGGACGCGGATACATAATAGTAAATGGTCAAATAAGTGAGCTTATAGGAATAACTAAAGTAACAACTAAAAGAACTATTAAAACAAGAACAAGAAAGCCTTTAGGTGAAAGAATAACACAAACTAAGGTTACTGGAGTAGAAAACGATGGAACCTTGACTGTAGATCATTATGAAACAGCAAGATTTAACCAAATGCTTGATGAATACGAGACAACAGGAAAAATGCCTGAATTTGATTTGCAGATAATAAATGAAGATAATGGTGCTGATGTAGGAAGACGAGTAGTTAGATATTATGGCTGCTTGCTAAAAGGAGATGTAAGTTTAAACGAACTTGAAGAAAGTTCAGATGACGCAGTTACATCGGACGTAGCTTTTACATTTAGAAATAAAAAAATATTAGAAGATTATAATAAGTAGGAGAATTTGCAATGAGCGATTTAATGAATTATTTACTGGAAAATGTAAATGTTACAGAAGAGATTGAAGAAGTAAGATTAGGTGGAAGGCTTAAAGATTTCAACTTCAAAATCAAACCTATAAACGGAAAAGATTTCAATAAATTTAAGGAAGAATGCAGAACAATAAAAAAGAAAAAAGTTACATTTGATGATGCTAAGTTTAATGAGCTTGTAATTATTAAGTGCTGTATCGAACCAAATTTCAACGATATTCAGGCTATAGAGAAAGCAGGAGTAAAAACACCTGGCGAATTTATAAACAAGGTTCTTAAAGCTGGTGAGATAGTAGAATTATCAAATGCTATAACAGAAATTTCAGGATTTGATCAAGATACTGATGACGTTGTAGAAGAAGCAAAAAACTAATTAAGGAAGGCGACCAAGATGTAAGAACAGCCATGTATTGCTTTTACAATCATGGCTGGTCGCCTTCATATTTTATGAATTTAAGTTTAAAAGAAAGAATTCTTATAGCATGTATGGCAGAGTATGAAATTAACAATAGACCCAAGCATAAATAACTTTACAAATATATGGTAATATAGTATTATCTAAGTAATAAAGTTTTTAAAAACACCATATATTTTTAAGGAGGAAAAATGGCAGATTTAGTTCAAATTATTCAGTATGAAGGTGATAACAGCACTTTTGTATGGAAAGCAAAAGAAACAGATTTTAACACTGGAACTCAGCTAATTGTTCATGAATCACAAGAAGCTGTATTTTTTATGAATGGACAAGCATTAGATTTATTTGGTCCTGGACGTCATACACTTGAAACACAAAACATTCCATTAATTAGGAAATTTTTAAATAAACCTACAAATGATAAGACGCCATTTCATTGTGAGGTTTACTTTATTAATAAAACCGAACAAATGTCAATAAAATGGGGAACAGATAGTCAAGTTCAGTATATAGAGCCAACATATAAATTTCCTTTAAAAATAGGAGCTTCAGGTGAAATGTCTCTTAGAGTAGAAAATTCGAGAAAGCTTCTTGTTAAGCTTGTAGGTACAGAGAAGACTTTGGGCCAAACAGAGCTTGTACAAATGTTTCGCGCTTTTCTTATGGCAAGAGTAAAGCCATATCTTGCTAAAACTATGCAAAATGGTCAATTTGGTATATTTGAAGTTGATTCACATATGAGTGAGCTTTCAGATGCCTTACATAAACAGCTTATTCCTGATTTTGAGGATTATGGAATTTCACTTGAGCGATTTTTTGTAACAACTGTTGTAAAACCTGACGGTGATAAAGCTTATGAATCATTTAAGGACATACATATCCGTCAATATACCGATGTTGCGGATGCACAGCTTAGACAAAAGGTTGAAATTATTGACCAACAGACGGACGCACAGAAAATGGTTATAGAATCTGCTGCAATAGCTCAAAAACGAGCTCAAGAAGGATATACATACCAACACGAACGCTCTTATGATGTCGCCGAAAAAGTTGCTCAAAATGAAGGAATAGGTAATTTTTCAAGTGCCGGAATTGGTCTTGGCATGATGGGCGGTGTTGCAGGAGGTATGGGAGCAGTGGTAGCTGGAATTACTGCTGATGCCATAAACCCTACTTCAACTTCCACTGAATCTAATGAAGTTGATAATATTGAAGATTTTGAACAGCGATTGAAAAAATTAGAGTTATTAAAAGGTAAAATTCCAGACGAAAAGTATGAAGCTAAGATGCAAGAAATACTTAACAGCATATAGGAGGGTATAAGCATGAAATTTACAAGAAATAAAACTATGTCTTTTATAGCAGTATTAGTTATACTTGTTATTTATAATGTAATAGCGTTTGTCTTGCCATTTGACAGGCAACCAGGTTTTTGGGTTGGCTACATTTTTTCTATGTTATCAATACTGTTGACGACAGGAGTTGGCTTTTATTCGCTTAGTCGTAAAGGCTTAAAGAGCAAATTCTATGGAATTCCTCTTATATTTGTGGTATGGCATTATTTAATTATTCAATTAGTGTTTGGATTCTTAGAAATGATGTTACAAATTATTCCATTTCAATATGGGATTGCTATAAACGTAATTTTACTTGGTGCTTGCTTGATTGGTTTAATAGCTGTAAACATCAGTAAAGAAGAAATTGAACGTATTGATGAGAAAATCAAGAAAAAAGTTTTTTATATTAAATCTTTACAATCTGATATCGAAGCTTTAATTGATAAAACTTCAGATGAATCTGCGAAAAAGCTTCTTAAAGAACTAGTTGAAACAATACAATATAGTGACCCAATGAGCAGTCCACAGCTTGAAGCAATTGAAAGCGAAATTAATACTAAGGTTACTGTTCTTATAGGAACAGTTTCAACAGCTGATACAAATTTCATAAGAATTTCATGCAATGAACTTCAAGGCTTATTTTCCGAAAGAAATCAAAAGTGCAAAATATTAAAGTAATATATCTATTCAATAAAGAAATCGACTGCAAAGGAGAATGAAATATGATAGTCTTGAAATGCAAAATGTGTGGAGGTGATGTTGAATTATCGCCTGATAAAACCTATGGTATATGTAGCTACTGTGGAAACAATGTGAAATTATCAGAAACTGGGCATGAACAAAAGGTAAGCCTAAAAGATATTGCTGATAATGTTGCATCAACATCTCTTGAGCGTTTAATTCAAAATAGCAATACATATTTAAAGCTTAGTGATTACTCTTCTGCACAGGAGGTTTTTAGCCGTATAACTAAAGAATACCCTGAAGATTATAGAGGTTGGTGGGGTTTAATTGTTTGTGAAACTAAGGGATTTGAAATAATAAAAAAAGACCAAACTAATATAAATAAATGGTTTAAGAATGTAAAACAATTGGCTTCTGAGGATGAATTATCTAATTTTAGGTCTGAATTTGAAGTATATATAAGAATGCTTGCTAATATTGATTCAGAAAATGAAGTCGTTAAAATTAATGGAATTATTGATGATTTAAATGGAAAAATTAAAGCTCTTTCCTCAGAAGTAAAACAA